CCGCTGGAAGGGAACCATCTTCATTGGTAATACCAATAGATACTTTCTGATTAACGGTCGCTTGCCCAGCATCGATACCTTGATCATTGATATTGGCATCATCCAACAGTGGAATGTAGTGGTAACGACGGATCTTTTTACCCATGTTTTTAGGCATGGCAGTAACGTCAGCCATTTGAGAGAAGTACTGCTCTTTCTTCGCCTCAATTAGCGCCTTTTTTTGAAAATAATCAGTACGAATCTGCGTACCGATACTGGATTCAGAACCTACAATGGGGTCATTATAAATATTTGGCATTGTCTTTTACCTTTCTGTAATGATTATAAGAAATCACTTCCAGAAACTTTGTCGAAATCTTCATCCGATAAAGCTAAAGGGTTGAAATTTTCCTTCCCTTTTTTACTGGAAGCAGCTTTTGTGGAACTGGCAGCTTTCTTCTTCTGCCGAGTTTTTGAATCCACTGGTTTTTGAGCTTTTTCCGTATTAGTTTCTGAGGTATCTACTTTGTCTTTGGTTTCCTTCTTACCCATATTATTGAAGACTCCTAGATCATGTAGTCGATCACCCATGTGCATATACGCCGCAAGATCATCCATACCTTCTAATTTACCTAACATTCTTTCTTGCTCAACTGCCGTCTCAATTTTTGAGAAAACACCTGCCGCTACATGTTGGTTAATTACTTTAATCAGGTTCGGATTACCTGCAAAAACCTTTTTACTGGACCCATCCCACTTATTGCTAATGATATTGATTGTTTCATTAAATGAAGCTGTGTCTTTGATATCCTCAATGACACCATCTAATTCAACTTCTTTATCATCTACAGTGTAAGTATTAGACTCATAATTATGTTCAGCATCTTGGTCAAATTCATCCAGGTCTAGCCCAGAATCCTTTATAAGTTTTTTGATCGCTTCTGGATTTTTCTTATCCAGGTCAATTAAAAAACTGAGTTTACCTTCATCAAGCAGATCATTGTTATCAAGCATTTTAATAAGTTTTAGATTCGGCTTTAACCCCGCCATCTTCTTATTATAATTGGCTCCCATCTGCATCAATGTACGTGCATCTTCCACGTTTTTTACTTGCATATCTTTACCATTAGCCCTGAATGGCGCTAATAGTTTTTTATGTTCATCTTCAAAATTTAACTGATTATTTTCGGACTGTTCTGATTTCTCAGTCTTTGATTCGCTTTTTCCCGACTTGTCATCCTTGTCGGTTTCGCTGGACTTACCTGAGTGGGGATCTCTTCCTTCTCCGAGTTCGGAGTCGGTGGATCCTGATTCTCCGTCTCCTGTATCGTCGTCTGATTCTGATCCAGTATCACTTCCTCCTTCGTCGGTTCCATCTGCTCCTGAATCATCGTCGGATCCTGTTCCGTCGTCCCCGGTTGATTCGGCATCGTCTCCAGAGGCGCCTTGGTCTGCCCCATCATCATCGGATCCTGTTTCTGATCCTGATCCTGATTCTCCGTCATCGCTTGATTCGGTTCCTGATTGTTCTGCGTCATCGTCATCATCTCCAGTTGTGTCGTCACCCTCGGGTAAATCCTCCAGGGACATATTGAGTAATTCATCATCAGGTAAATCTAAAGGACTAACCTGTGGGTCTTCCTCTTCAGATTTATCTTTTATGTCGTCGGCCCCGCTCATTGCTCAAGACCTTCGGCATTAAGTTCTTCAAGAGTTTTTTCATCATTAGCCACAGCAGTTTCTGCCATACGGCCTAACTGAAAAATAGTAGACAGATACTGACGGAAATAACCAACAGCAGTTATCTGGTCATTAATAGTCTGTTGCATGATTTTATCTTGCATTTGGGAGTCAGCTCTCAATAAAACCAGGCGACTAGCTTCTTTTGCAAAATAACCTTCTTCGATAATTGCTTTAAAGTCTTTATTATCACGTAAAGAGATCATTGATTTCATAGTATCAATGGCGCCTTTAGCTTGTTCAATACTAAGTTCTACTTGTTCGATTTGTGTGTTATTGCTCATTTTCTTGTGTCCTCATATTGAGATAAGTTAATTAAATATTTAGTACTACGTTACATCAGGTAATTCAACACCACTTTCACTACTTTGTCCAGTAGTAGGTTTATCTTCTGCTAGAAGTCCTTTAGCAGCCTCCATATCTAACGCAGTTGCACGATCATGATCCTTTTCATTAATCTTGCGTGCATGATCGGCGCCAGATTCCTTATCAAGGAAATCCAGATCTTTCTGATCAGATTCACTATGCATCTTGCGTGCTTTGGCTTCTTCAGTGACCGCTTTAGCTTCCTTGAGCCGGATATCCATAGTGTTCTCTTTGGCCTTGGCATCTTCGTTAGCAATTTGTGCTTGAAGTAATCGAATTTCTAATTCAGCCTTCTGCTGGACCATAGGATCTGGTTTTGGTTCGAATGCTTCAATACCTTTGGCCAGGACCGGCATATTTCGTAACCGGGCAATGTCAGTAAGGATTATCTTTGATAATCCCATATCCATACTATTTCCCATGGTCTGGAGCATGAAGGATAGTTCGCTGGCTTTCTGATTATCAGCTTCAGCCGTACTAATAGTAAGGGTAATATCAAAATTACCAGCCAGGTCATCCCGGCGGACTTCTACGAATGTGTCATTAGTAATCCGGACGACTTCTACATCACTCAACCATTCACCGTTCATTGCTATGATCTTACGGCCAATGTCTTTAATACCTTGAGCAAGTCGTCTCAGGATGCCTAATTCACGCTTAGAAGTAGCATCTAGGGCACTACGTACCTCTGTGGCGGTATCACCCAAAGCTTGCCCACCGATGCCATTACTGAAGGCTCTAACCCCTGATAGGCTCTCAGCCTCATTATTCTGCTGATTTAACATGTATTCAGCACTTCTGGGGATCTCAGGGAAGGTATGCATGTAAATGGCAGATTTAGCGTCCGCAGTGACATTGAACTCATAATCGAGGCCATTATCGAATTTCCGTCTATTAGTAGTATCTAATGCATCTTTTCGTACACCAATCTGACCATTGGCACTCCTGCCCAGGATATCGATCATGCCCCGGGTAACGGCGCCAACTACACGCTGATTATCTTCCAGAAGGGAGCCATCAGGCTCACCGTAAATTGAATTACGGATTGGTAAATACTGGGCAGTGACAAAAGGGAGTTCCTGATCAGGATATGGGTTCTCTTCCATTCGGATGAGTGTTCCACCGACCCAGGTAGCAACAATAGGTTTTACTACCCCAGAACCATCAATATCCCAGAATCCCCAATATTCATATGCTACGAATTTCTTACGTGGTTTATCACGGAAATTAAATGCAGATTCGTCATGACTTTCATGATCGGGTTCATTTAATACGGAAGTGCCTTCAACATTAATTTTATCAAGATTCTGATATTTACCATCTTTTTCTAATTCACTTAATGATGTTTCAAAACTATAAATAATAAATCGAGCTTTTTTGAGATCCCCTTCACAAGAAGGATCAATAATTACATTATTATAATTACATACATCTAATGTTGGTTGATTCTTTAGGACTGTAATTTCTTCGCGCTCTTTGTAACCTTTAAAAATTTGTTCAAGTGCAATACCAGCATTCATTGATGCTTCATGTAATTCTTGTTCTTCTTCTGTCAATCTATCAAATACTGATGGATCATATTGCATTGCTTGATGGATCTGTGAGAATTTCTGTTGAACTTCCGGATCTATAGATTGCACGTATTCATAGATAGGAACTTCAACTACATTTACTTCTTCTTCATAATCCCAACCAACACGAACTGTAACAGTACCTTCATCAACTGCTGTACGAACGAAATCGTCAATAAATTTAACTTTTTGAATTTTAGTATTGAATTGGTTATTAAGAACCAGTCCATTTTGGATAGCAGCTTTTTTATCTTCAAAGGTAACTGGATCTGTGTTAAAAATATCATCAGTGCTTAAGAAGGGTTCACTTAATGATGCATAACGCCATTCAGCTTGTTTACGAATTAATTTAGGAACAACACTAGATCGACCTGTTCTTTTAGGGACAACAGCATCGCCTTCAATATTTAGATTATCTAACCAAGTTTTGACTTGGCCAGTATGAGATTTATGGGCAGAATTAGCATCTTCTAGATCTTGTTTAAGATCCAGAATAGTTGGCTCATTTTCCCATTCAGTTAACGCCTTATCATCATCTGGCGTTATATGTTTTGTATTAGTCTCAGTATCATATGAAGACATAAGTATTATCCTATTTCATTAACTCATATTTTTGAACTTCAGCTGCTCGTTTCTTTTCTTTATATTCGATCATCGCATTCAATTTTCTAATTTTAGCTGGATCATTTTCAAAGCGTTTTTCAAGAACGAATATTTCAATCTCTTCACTTAATCTATCAATTTTAACTTGCAAGGGAATTGTTTGCCCGGCAGCAATTGTCATATATTTGGTATCGAAATAAGTATCAGCGCCCCAACCAATTCCAGAAAATACTAAACATCCTGTAAGAATTATTGTTCGCCAATCACCTGCTGCTGAAGCTAATTTTTTACTATCAATTTTCATCAGTGTTGATCCCCTTTCTCATGTTTGTTTATTTCGCCTTTACATCCACAAACAACTTTAGGGCACGTAATCTCTTCAATTACAGAATAGTTACTTGGGGATTCATTAATTGGAAGTGTTTTGATTTCCGGTACATCCTTAAAATACCCATAACCGTAAATACCCCAACCACTAATGGCAAGGGTAACTAGTAGTACTGTCAATTTTTCGTTACCTAAAAATGGTTTAGCAACATTTTCAAAAAACATTTTTAATATTGGATGTTCCATTACAATCCCCAACTTATTCCGACGTTCCAGGAGGCATCTTTAAATTTAAGGCTTTCTTCACTACTAAGTGAACCAGAAAGTAATGGACCACCTTTTCCTAATCGTTTTGCTACACCACTAGCAATAGCACTTTTATCACAAGCTCCACCTAAACCAATAGCTACTTGTGGGCGCTGTGTTCTAACACCAAACTGAAGAGCGGCTGCTGCCTGGCTGGAGGCTACACCTGTACACTCAGTACCAAGATAATTATGTGCATGCTCATGTGTATGATGATGATGCGCATAGGCTTTACTATTAATAACAATAATAGTGATCATTCCTACTAGTGCAATTACTAAAATTAATTTATTCATTATTTGCTCACTGTATCTGCATATTTATAACAGGACTTGAGGGCTGTTCGGAGAGTGTCTGCCCTGGCAGCTTCCCTGACAAGAAATCTTGCATCGGCTCTCGAAAGGTCTGCCCCACTTGCACCCTCGCAGCTAGTTTCGCTACCTTTGGGCACGCGTCGACGACTTGCACGCTCCCGCAACCGGAGATTGTCAGCATTAAGATTACTGGCAATATCAGATAGATCATCGAATTGTTTTTGAGCTTGGTCATTAACTTTCTCCTGTAACGCTTGCTCTTCTTTTCTGGCTTTCTTAACTG